GACCAATCAATTTTAAAAACAAAAGACTTTAACAAAGTTTATGACAGTCTACGAACCTCCTTTGATGGATTTTCAAAACAAGAAGCCGTTTCATTTCAAGGTCAATTAAATCGCGTCAACGTTGCATTTGACGAAGCAAAAGAAACAATTGGTTTTGCATTTTTGCCAATTCTTCAAACAGTACTCAATTTTATTAACAAATCAGCACTGCCAATACTTGACACATTTAGCAAAAGTTTTGATTTTATGAAGACTGACGCTTTTGCTGGTTCACTTACAAACATTGGCAATGTGTTAAAAAACACGGTTTTGCCTATCTTCAATGGCGCAAAAGACGTTTTCAATAATGTCAAGGACGCAATCATTGACAGCAAAGACGAGTTTGAATCATTTTTTGACGTAGTTGCATATTTTGCGCCGAAGATTGGCAAAGTCATTGGAGGTGCGCTTAGTGTTGTAGGTGAGATCGCAGGCATTGTTATTACTATTTTTGGTAAAGTTTTAAGTGCAATTAAACCTTTAATCAATTTTGCAATTGACGGCATTAACTTGGTTATTCGCGGACTTAACTTAATCAAGCCAGGTGCAGATATTGCCAGCATTGGCAAGATTGGCGACATGCCAGCGGTTGCAGGTTTTAGCGGCACAACGCCAGGCGGTCAAAGTTTTAACACAGGCACCGCTTCAACTGGTTCATCATCTTCAAGTGGTATGAAAATTCCAACTATCCCGAGCGTTGGCGGTGGCGGTTTAACTGGTGTTACCCCTGGTGCTAGCGGTGGCATATCAAGCGCAGCTAAAGCAGCAGCCGACGCGGATAATGGCTTAAATCTTGCAAGTTATCCTCGCGCTGGAAATTATGACCCAAGCGGTTTTCCAACTGGGCAAGCAGCAAGCACAACAATCAACGTGACAGTAAATGGCGCAATCGACAAAGAAGGAACAGCGCGAACAATTATCAACACATTAAATGATTCTTTCTATCGCGGCACAGGTGGCGCAGATAACTTTCAAGTAGCATGACGCAATGGAATCCTGTTTGGCTAGTTGAAATTGATGGCGTTGAATACACCAACGCCATTTTGGCAAATCTGACTATTCAAAGCGGTCGAACAAACATTTATCAGCAGGCGCAAGCGGGCTACACAAACATTGAGTTAATCGACCTTAATCAAGCAACAATCCCAATTGCAATCAATTCAACAATTGGCGTTTCAGTCAAAGACACTTCAGGCACATTTGTCCCAATCTTTGGCGGTAACGTTGTGGACATTGGTTTGACAGTGCGTGACGTGGGTTCAACTATGTTCACCCAGACCTATTCGATCACGGCATTGGGCGCATTGGCACGCCTGCCGAAAGCATTAACTGACGGCGTGCTTGCCAAAGATTTTGACGGCGATCAAATCTATGAAATTCTTTCAAATTTATTGCTTAACACCTGGGCTGAAGTGCCAGGGGCATTAACATGGGGAACCTACAATCCAACCGAGACATGGGCAAATGCACAAAACGTCGGTTTAGGTGAAATCGATCGTCCAGGCGATTATGAACTAGCAGCCCGTACAAGCAACCGAACCGACGTCTACACCCTTATTTCAGCCCTAGCGACGTCAGGGCTTGGATACATTTATGAAGACGCGCAGGGGCGCATTTCCTACGCTGACGCGACCCACCGCAGCCAATACCTTCAGTCAAACGGTTACGTCGATATAACAGCCAACCAAGCCCGTGCGGCGGGGTTGCGTACGGATATTCGCGCGGGCGACGTGCGAAACAATTTAACGATCAAATACGGGGCGTCCAGCAGCAGCGATCAATCTGCCAGTGACACGGACTCAATCAATACTTATGGCACATTGTCTCAAATCATTTCGACAACTCTGCACAATTCAGCTGACGCGACTGCCCAAGCAAACTTTTACTTGGCACTTCGAAAAGACCCACAGCCAATCTTTAGCGAAATTACCTACGACCTGACAAATCCTGAAGTGGACAATTCTGACCGCGATAACCTGATCGGTGTCTTCATGGGCATGCCAGTTTCGATCGCTGACCTGCCTAGCAACATGGGGTCAATCTTTCAGGGCTTTGTCGAAGGCTGGTCTTTCCGTGCGGGATACAACACCCTTTCAGTTTCGCTTAATCTTTCGCCCGTTGCTTATTCATTACAGGCATTGCAGTGGGACGAAATTTCCAACTCATTTACCTGGTCGGGCGTGTCGCCGTCGCTTGACTGGGCGCGTGCGACAATTATCACTTAACGAAGGAGACTCCAATTACAAACCCGACAACTCCCTTTTCGTGGCAAATGCCACAATCGACCGATTTGGTCACGGACTTACCAGCAGACTTTGAAGTTTTTGGTCAAGCCGTTGCAACTTCAATGGCTGATTTGCTAGGTGGCACAACTGGTCAAGTCTTATCAAAGGCATCAAATACCGATATGGATTTCACATGGGTTGCACAAGACGATAGCAACGCAATTCAAAACGCAATTGTTGACGCAAAGGGCGATCTAATTGGGGCAACAGCGGCAGACACACCAGCACGCCTTGCGGTCGGCACAAATGGTCAAGTGTTAACAGCTGACTCAACAGCTGCAACAGGTCTTGCATGGGCAAGTCCAGTGAGTTCCACAGTGAATTTATTACTCAATTCAAACTTTGCACTAAATCAAAGAGCGTATGTTTCTGCTGCTAACTTGGCTTCTGGTAATTATGGTTTTGATCGTTGGAAGTCTAATTTTACAAATACAACTTTAACCTTCACAGCATCAACTCAAGGTCAGTCTCTTACTATTAACTCCGGTGGTGGATTGCAACAGGTAATTGAACAAGGTTTAGTTCCAGCCGGAACTTATACACTTTCTTGGACAGGCACGGCTACAGGCCGCGTTTACAACTCAGGTGGCACACCACCGGCTTACGCCGCATCGCCTGTTACATTCACAGCTGATGGCACAGCAAATGTGGTTGTGGAATACACGGCTGTCAGCACAACAAAAACTCTTTCAAAGGTTCAATTTAATGCGGGCACAAACACGACATGGAGTTTGTCCACGCCAACATTGCAAACAGAGTTAGCCGCTTGCCAACGTTATTTTAGAATTGCGAATTATGGAATTTTAGGTGTTTCAAATGTAACCACAGCGCAATTAGGTATTTATCATCCTTCAATGCGAAGCGCACCTACATTAGCTGCTCCTTCAGCTATATCAATAACTGACATGGTAGCAGCAGATTTTACTCAATCGGTTGCGGGAGTATCTTCGGTTGCATCTAACGCAGATAGCACACGATTTAGTATGGGTGCTTTTACTGGTTTAACTCCATACAGAACAATAATGATGAATTCAGCCACGGGTATAACTATGAGTGCGGAGTTGTAAAATGGAACAATACACATATCAACAATTTTTTGATTCTATTACTGGGGAACTTTGTTCCATAACTAGATCAGATGGTGCTTCAATTCCTATTGATTTAGCCAACTCAGATTATCAAGCTTATTTAGCGAGTCTTGAAGCATGACTTACCTCGAAGGCACAGCTGCGCGTTTGATCGAGGTCGCAGCAGCTGAGGTTGGCACGGTTGAGGAAGGCGACAACCTTACAAAATACGGCAAATTTACAAAGGCTGACGGCTTGCCGTGGTGCGGTTCATTTGTCAATTGGTGCGCTGCACAGGCAGGTGTAAAAATTCATTCAGTGGTTGGAACTGCCATTGGCGCACATAAATTCAAGGAAACAAACCGTTGGTCAAACATGCCGCAACTAGGTTATTTGGCTTTTATGGATTTCCCACATGACGGCGTTGATCGCATTTCACACATTGGAATTGTCGTTGGTTTGATTGACGACAAGACTTGCATGCTGATTGAAGGCAATACCAGCGGGACAGGTGACCAGCGCAATGGCGGAATGGTCATGGTTAAGGTTCGAAAGATGGGGACTGAAATTGTTGGGTTTGGAATTCCTAAGTTTGTCCCTCACAAGGGCGAATTCCCAACAGTAGAAATGCCAAAATCGGGAGTCAAACCGACAAAGGAGAAAACAAAATGGACAAAGCAAAAGCCGTAGCAGCCTCATGGGCGCGTTCATTCATGGCAGCAGCCTTAGCCTTATACATGGCGGGCGTAACAGACCCTAAGACCCTTGCAATGGCAGGTGTGGCAGCAGTAGCACCGGTCATTTTGCGCTGGTTAAACCCGCAAGATAAAAATTTTGGCGTTACGGGGCAATGACACCAAACGAATGGGCGGCAGTCGGTGGTCTAGTCCTTTCAACGCTGGCTGCCGTCTATGCGGCAATGCGTTTTATTGTTAAATCAATTATGCGTGAACTTATGCCGAACGGTGGCAACTCACTTAAAGATCAGGTCAACAGAATTGAAAAAAGACTGGACTCATTAGTTGACAAATTGATCGGCGACACGCCGTAAGACACGCAAGGTTCTTGACGGCGCGTTGATCGTGCTTCACCCTATGTCTAGGTGGTAGTCCTTATCACCAAGAATCGGGAGAATTCAAAATGGTACTTGATCTATTAGACCCAGCAACATTGGGTCGTTTAAGCATGCTGGTTATTTTGCTAGTTATGTCAGCTGCGGTGGGATACGCAAAAGGCTTCAAAGACGGCAAGCGCGAAGGTTTGGCACGTCGTAAGGCAATTAGCCGCCACATCGCAAACAAGGCGGTTAAGTAATGGGGTTCTTGGATAACTACGAGGCTTCACGCGAACGCCTAGAACGCTGGATTAAGACCTACCCAACAGGTCGCATTGAAACCCGCATTGTGGAATTTAGTGCTGACAAGGGCTACGTGTTAGTTGAAGCAAAAGCCTTTCGCAATGACACTGACGTGAACCCCGCGGGCATTGATTACGCATACGGATACCAGGGTGCTTATCAGCAAAACATGAAACGCTGGTTTTGCGAAGATACAGTTACGAGCGCAATTATGCGCGTTCAGCAATTGGTGATGGGCGGGGCTGAGAGAAGCACAAAAGAGATCATGGAGCAGGTCGAACGCACACCAGCCAAGATTGCTAACAAAGACACGACAGACTATTGGACGACAAAGTTTGGCGACGTGCCAAGTTACAAATCAGCTGCGGAAGCCGAACAATCGGGAATCCCGTCATTGGGTTCAAGCATTGACGAGATCGCAAGCCAATTAGGCGGTGAGTTAATTAAGGAAGCACCGCAGTGCCGTCATGGACACCGCGTTTGGCGAACAGGAAACAGTGCAAAAACGGGCAAGGATTGGGCGAACTATTCATGCGTCGGCAAAAAGCCTGATCAGTGCGAACCAGTGTGGTACGTCTTTACAAGCGACGGCACATGGAAGCCACAACTATGAGCGAGTACATGGAGATAATCAACCCGCAAACCATGATTGGCAAACTGCTAAAAAATGGTGAATTAGTCGAAGAATACAAAATGGAGCAATGTGACAAATGCTCAATCCTGACACGCCTTGACGCGTTTGGTTATCAAAAGGGTTTAGGCAATGAGAAGGTTATTTGGTTTTGCATTGGTTGCCGATGAAAATGGAATTAACGCATGACGAGCAAATGGTCTGCATGCTTGCGGCGGTCAAATTAACGGCTGAATCGACTAAGGGAATGGATAACCCGCAGCGGTATCAAAAGAGTTTGGCTACCTTTGAATACCTGGTTGAATCTGCTGAAGCAATTGGTAGTGAGTGGGTTGTTGCAAAATACTTCAATCTTCCATTTGACCCATACGAAAACAAATTTAAGGTTAAGGCAGACGTGGGCAATGCGATCGAGGTACGTTGGACGAAGTACGTTGCCGGGCAGCTGATAATCCATGAGTACGACAGACCAAACGACATAGCCGTGCTGGTTACTGGTCAAGCACCGCATTACTTCATTGCGGGTTGGATACCCATAGCAATGGCACAACGCCCTAAATACCGTCATTCCAAGCAACCTAATTGGTGGGTGACACAGATCAACCTTCAACCGATTGAGAATCTACGGAGGAGCAATTATGGACACAGTTCAATTTGAATGTCGAATGTGCAAAAAGAAAACAACGCAGATCATTGTCAACATAACAGACCTACTGCCACCAGGTGTAGAGACGATTCAGTGCAGCGTGTGCAGTTGCATGACAGTTGCACAGATTGGACAGTCAAATGCCGATCTATGAGTTTAAATGCCAGGTGTGCCAAATCAGTGTTGAGGTGGATAGATCAATCCACGAAGAACGCGAACCAATCTGTTGCGGCACAAACATGAGTCGGGTCTACTCAACTTTTGGCATATCCTTCAAGGGTCAAGGCTGGGGTCATCAATGAGTTATCCACAGGCGCAACCCACAATGTGCAAAAGCAATTATAACAAAACGTTATCAAATCGTTATAAACTTGTTATAAAGGTATTGGCGTTGCGTGAGCGTGTAGCCCTTGCATGGGGTGTGTACGCTGGACGCATACAACAAACCCAGGCTTTGACTATCTCTCAACAGAATGAAGTTCTTTCAGTCTTAAAGAATAAAGAGATAAAGATAAAAAAACGTCTGGTGTTTATCGCTTCAGCCTTAATCGCAGTTCAAGGGTCAAGCCCTGCACATTCAGCTGCTTATTCTAAAGATCAGTTGAAACTCTATGCACATTCAAGGCTATTGAATTATGAGCAATTCCATTGCTTTCATAAGATCATTACAAAGGAATCTAGGTGGTCATACACTGCACGCAATGGCAGTCACTATGGATTGGGTCAGATGAGATCAACCTGGTATCGAGACTTAGATCCTTACAGACAGATAGACGCAACGATCAAGTACATTACGAAACGTTACAAGACATCATGCAAAGCATGGGAGTTTCATCAAGATCGTGGGTACTTCTAATGGCAAGTGCATTAAAGGATAATGGTTCTACTGCTCAGTGGCGCAAGATCAGGCAGCGGATACTTAACAG